TCTTTGATAATCATTCATGTTCATGCGTCAATCCTCTACTATTATTTTCATTGTCCTTACGTCCATTCCATCCACATCATGGATTAGATTACGTAATGTTTCGTCCACTTCTTCTACCACCATACCGTCTACTGGCATGGGATAGTCATCCTCATCAAGATCAATCGTCAAAAGTATCTTTACTCTCATTACTTTGATCCTCTATTAATGCATCCAGATACCATCTGGCTTTCTTCAAATCCTCTAGGCCGTTCTTATAACGATAACGCCAGAGGTACTTCATTATATTACCTTGTAAATAATACTGAAACCCATCACCAGTAGCCGCACGAATGGCATCTATGCATTCAATACCAGCTTGGTTGTAGTGTGGTGGGTTGTTTACAACATCTACCATTCGTACTCTCCTTTCAAAAGTTTACTTTGATTACGTTATCCTTACGTTCCGTAACCTTTGATTTCTTTTGTTTCTTCTCTTCTTCTAACACATTCTTTGCATACTTGTAAAGCATATCTCTGAACTTTACATTCTCTTCCATCAAAGGTACAGAGGCACAAAGCATAGACCCAAGTTGCATCATATGAAAGTAATCATCGTCTGACAATGTGTTATCCTGTGAGGTTACTAGTCCTACAAGTAACTCACCTGTCCATTCTCCTTTAGGATCAAGGAAGGGTGATAGCCGTACAAGTATATCATTGTCATCAATATCCTCAAAAACTGTAGCCATACTAACTCCTCTTCACTTTCTTAAAGGGGAACTGGATAAAATCTGGGTGCATGTTTTTACCTTTCTCCTTCAACCACTCTTGTGGTATTACACGGTCACTGTACATAAACTTATTCTTTTCACACCACGAAGCATACGTAGACTTAGCACCCTTACTTAACTTGCGTTTGCTACTCTCAAATACGAAACGTATATCCAGTTTAGGATGTTGTTTCTTGATACAGATATGTTTACGTCTGTCATCTGCAGTGAACCTGCCCTTAACCTCAACGATGATACCGTTGGGTAATATAAAGTCAGGGGTATAGGTGCGATACATCAAGTCTTCCCACTCTATCTTGAGGCATTCGTACTTGATAGGTATCTTGTTCTCTCGTAAAAAGTCTTTGACTTTTATCTCAAGACCACTCCTATACCCGTGCTTTAAAGCAGCTTTGAATTGCTTGTAATGCACTAGAACTTCCAATGAAGATCTAAAGGAAAGCTAAAGGAAGAGGTTGTGATACCTAGCTCCTTTAGTTCCTGCCTAACAGCCTCGTCTGCTTCTTTACGAGCTTGCATAGCTGCACGTAGCCCTGCGTATTTAGCTTCACGTAGGGCTTTCTTCTTTGCTGCAAGTTCATGTTCCATTGCACTAATGTGTTCTTGCATCTCCTTGATCTCAGCATCTCCGATCATACGTCACTCCTTTCTACATATTGCACAATAGGTGGCTCCTTTGCTTGTGATACCTTGGATGGTATCTCTTGCAATGAAGGCCAACACTCCTGACGGAAGTCGCAGAACTTGCAACCTTCATCAAGCACATAGTTTCCTGTTGCTTTCCCCCGAAACAATTCGGGTACAGGGGAAAAGCACCGTTGGAAACTATTGTCATTAACAGTCTCCACGGTATCTCTTATCTTACGCAGTTGCTGTTGCATGTCAATCTCAGATTTAACATACTTGAACTGCCCGTTGGCTTTGTTTATAACCCACCAACCACCAGCTTTGTACCCAGATGCTTGGGCATAACCAGCAAGTTGACTAACATAACCAAACGAATCCTTGTCTGCCAAAGACTCGTATGATTTAAACTTGTTTCTGTAACTCCAATCAGATGCAGACTTTACGTCATCTACAGAATTTTCAATAACAAGATCATAACTACCATTGATAGAACTATTATCTCTATCTCCAACCTGCAAAGTAACGTGGTCAGTGTCTTGAAACTGTACTCCTGCTTCCGTGAGAATACCTTTAAAAACCGCCTCAACTATATCTCCTATCATCATGTTCATTACAAACGTTGTGGGTCTTGGTAATGCCTTATCAGGCTGGTTCTTTTCAAACCAAAGCTGACAAGTAGGACGCCCAATGTTGGACATCCTTAGTTTAAACTCGTCACGTTTATTACCAGAGCCAAACTGTCTCTTCAATGCATCAGCAACTTCAGTGGCGACACGTTCAATAGTTTCGTCAGACATTTGTGACTTACCATTGGCAGCATCCTGAAGGTACTGATGTATTGCTAGTTCAGCGGGGTGATCCATTATGCAAACTCTTCCATGTCTGCATCAATAATATCATCCACATCACCGAATGGAATGTCATCGTGCTTGTGAACGTTTTCATCCCATGCATTTACGATGTACTCATTGTAGTTTGCGATCCAAGCAAGGAAGTTTGTAAGCGTTTCCTGTGCCTCTGCATCCAGATCCAATGAGGTTGTTACATCCAACTCCAGATCAGGCAGGAAGAAACTATTGCCATTCGGCAAGTTGCGTTCTTGTGTACCTGACTTGATGGTGTGCATTGGTGGAAGCCTACGCATCTTGGCAAGTTTGGTGAAGATACCGCCAGCCATTTTAAATGCATCACGGTTTTCAATCTCCCAGATGAATGGGGTGTCTGCCAGTTCCTTATCGACAGGATTTCCTTGTGCATCCACAGGATTTACCAGTGATACAGTACCAAACATTACACGTACACGTTTGATCTGACGAATCAGATCTTGTGTCTTCTGTGGTAATGCCTTGAAGTCTTCGATCCAGCCAGCAGGTTTACCACAGTTGAACCCACCGTCATTGTCCTTGAGATCAATGTTCAGATTATCAGCCATGATAGTCTTGACATAACGATTGGGTGTGGAATTGTTGCCCATTATAAACCGCTTGTACATAAACCGTTGCATGTATGGACGAATGGTAGCAGACTCCGCATAGTAAGTCGGACCATCTGGAATCTCCAGCTTGTATGTCCCGCCAGAAACTACCTCAAGCTTTACCTTCTTACCATTAACCTCTTGCTCACCCATGATAGGTGAGTGATTAATACGTAATCGTGCAAGCGTTGAGCTATCACGTGAAGGTTTACTGTCAGCAGCCATACCCATTGTTGCTGCCATTTGATTGTAGTCTGAAGTGTTAAATGTTTCTACTAGTGTCATATGTTTCTCCTTTTCGTTTTAACAGAGCTATAGTTATATCAGGCTACGTCCTTTGTGTCAAGCCAATTCGGACCAATCTTTGCTTCTAATAGCAACGGGACATTGAAGTCCAAGTTCCATCGTTTGTTGACCAGTGACGTAAGTACTTCATTAGTACGGCTAATGATCCGTAGTACCTTCTCCTTCTCGTTAGGGTGTACGTCAATCACAATACTGTCATGCACTGTGTTGACGATACAACTGTTAAGTTTATTTATCTCTAGCATCTTGTCGATGTATATCAGAGATATGGGTACAATGTCAGCAGTAGCAAACGATTGTACAGGATAATTTTTTATCTGTGTGAAATATGTCACACTTCCATTACGTCTACGTTGTACGTCAGGAAATGCAAACTCACGACCAGATGGTGTAGTGATCTTGCCTGTGTTCAATGCTTCACTTGCTAGTGCGGTATGCCATTGGGCAATCCCATTGTATTTCTTGGTGAACTGTTGGTAGTACTCAGCTTCAGCCTGTGTCCTACCGAATCCACTTGCCCCATATAAAGGGGCGAATGTGTGTGCCTTAGCTTCCTGTCTGGACATGTGTTGACCTGCATCACTGATAACCTTCGCAGTGTATGCATGTACATCAAAGCCTGTAGTCACCTCGTCAATCGCAGTCCTGTCCTGTGATAGGAACGCAGCCACACGGAACTCAAGCTGGGCAAAGTCAGCTTCCATTATATTACCACCTTCCCAACGTGATTTGAATACACGTTTGACAGGAAATGTACCGCCACGTGGCATGTTCTGCATATTGGGATCTGCACCTGACAGTCTGCCAGTACTGGTACGATGCTGCAAGAGCCTGACGTGTAGCTTACCATCAGGTTTGACGAAGTTTGAAATGCCATCTACAAAGCTGGACAGATATGTTTCTATAGCAGACAGTCTGCGTACATTAGACAAAAATTGTTCTGCCTCTGTGTTACCCTTGCTACGTGCAATGCCCTCAAGGAATACGAGATTCTCTTTGCTTGTGCTAAAGCCATTGGCACTGATCCACTTGGCTGTAGGTGCCACAAACCTTAGCCCTGCCACAGTAGTGGTATCAAGAAATAAAAAGCCAGTAGCGTCACAATCAGGACATCTATTAGTTCTTGCATAGGGTGTTCCATCCTTCTTTAGTTTTCGTATTTGCCCATTACCTTTACAGGTATTACATTGCTTTGCTTTCTGCTTGTACAGTATGTCACTGCCACTACGTACCTGATGTTTATAATCCTGATCACCCATGTATTCGTCAAACAGATCAGCCCAAAACTTCTTATCCTTTGGCTTGCGGCTGTAGATAACCCAAGACAATTGCTCTGGGCTGTTAAGGTTGATAGGTGTGTCGCCCATCAGTTTACGTACCTGTGCCTCAAGCAAAGCCGTAAGAGTGTCACGTTCCTGTGTAAACTCTTGACGAACTTCTTCAAGCACAGACATGTCCACAGAGAATCCCCGTTGGTATATACGAGCAAGACGTACCGCAAGCTGATTGGTAAGGTTGATTGTTCCTTCTAGTGTACTGCATTCCTCGTATCTCATCCGCAAACGTTCATACAGTTGTTGCGTAGCTGCTAGGTCAGCAGACAGGTAGTCAGACAATTCCTGATAAGGCATGTCACGTACTTGCTTACCAGCCTTCAACCATTCTTTCATGGTGTCTTGCTTCTTTGTGTCAAGTTCGTAGCGTTCTGCACATGCTTCCAATGACACGGGGTTAGTTGTCTGCCCACGTTGAAGGACATACTCACCAAGCATGGTGTCAAAGATAGGACCATTGTACGTAAAGCCAGACTCCCACAACCATATAAGATCGTGAGCAGCATTGTGCATGATAAGAAGAGGAGCACGGTCAAGTAAGTCTTGTACTATCTGTGCTCCTCTGTCGGTGGGGGGATGCTCTGCGTGATCGAATGTCACAATAGCTTCGTTTCCAAGATCATCTAGCATACCCACCATAACCAATGTATTCTCAGGTTCAAACGGATCAAGGTGTAGCTTGCCGTTTCGTTTGGTCACAGTGTTTTCTACGTCGAGTGTCAGGTGTTTCATTCTTCTATCAATACCTCATTTGCATACATCCTGTCAAGATGTTCGTGAAACTCTTTGTCGTTAGCATACATTTCCATTGCAGTTACTGCTTCTTTCAGTGTTAGATTGGTACGCCTCATTGCTGAGTGTAATATAATCTCTTCTGTCATAGTTGCTGTATTCATATTTTCACTCCTCGTTCAAACAAAACTCACAGAAATCACCTGTCGATACATTTCCGCAAGACACACATTTACTTTCACCATACATATTCTGTTTGGCTCGTTCTTTCGCCCTCTGCCTTTCTTCTTTGGTCATAGGGCGTATCTCTTTTAGTGGGATACCGAATGTGTACTTACCTGTCATGCAAGGTTCTCCCCATTGTCTTGGCTATCCCATGTCCCTTCAGAAGATACTGGCGGGTTGTTCTCACCGTAGTTTCCGTACTCGTCAAACCTTTCATCTTTATTGTACCTGATGTGATCCTCTATGAAGTCATACACTAACTGTATATCCATCTTAGCTGCTGCACAGTACATCACTAGCTTCAAGCCTTCCTCTGTGAGTAACCCACGGGCATGTGCATCCATGTGAAACTTAAATGTTGCACCACC